AGCTGACACACCTCGCTTCTCTGATGCGGTTGATTTCGGCGATGTCCCCGTAAAACTCGAAGCCGTAGTCTGTGAGCTTTACGGTCGCCGGTTCTCCCGTGAATGCGCTGTGCCCCGTTATAACCATATAGGCTTCCCCGGTCAGGGTCAGGCCGTTTGTGGTAACGAGGGTGAGCTCGTCCCGGGGGTGCTGCTGACAGTCGAGGCACTCATCGGACAGCTCCTTGAAGAAGTTTCCGAGGATGCAGCTCGCCTCCCTCCGAGTGCAAGCGACCCTATACATAGAGCTTCCGCGCCACGGGGTCATAGATGCCGGACGTGACCGCGACGGATGTGACAGAGTCAAAGTTAATGAGAAAAACGTTGTTAACCATGTTGTTGAGGGTTGCGTCTTTCAGCACTTTGATCTCGCGCTGGGCGTCCGCGATCTGGCTCTCATGCAGGATGACGGCCTCGCGATTCTGATAGATGCCGTCGTCCATGTGGTTCATGTTAGTCTGACTCACGGGCGTCCCCTCTTGGATGACTTCCTCAGTGATGATGTCGACCACATGGTCGAGCCATCCTATGCGCTCATAAGACTCCACTACTTTCGACCTCCATTTCTTTTACATTGTATTTGAACGCTACATATAGCCCTTTGCCCTGTGTTTTGGTGAAGACCTTGTCGTCGGATGTGGCGATGATGTCGCCGTCCGTGTCGACGAGCTCCACGTTTGCGACGTCCCCGATGACGGTGTCGTCGAAATAGATATAGACCCTCACGTCGGAGCCGTTGACGATCTTCCGGAACGGGGGGACGGTTTTCGGCTCCCCGTCCAGAGTGTAATTCGCATGGTGGACGGAGTCGACAAATCTCCGCCCGATCTTCTGGATGCCGATGTCTGTGAGCGTTTTCGCCATGATACGCCCGCCTCCTTTTGAGTGTTATGTTTGAGCAGCGGGCCGGGCCTGAGCGCCCCGGCCCTGCTGCAAGCTGGGGCCTAGCTCCCTCTCTTGCTGCGGCTATAGAAGCCAGTGGAGGCAACAAAGGAGCCGGTCTTCGGGAAGATGATCTCGCCGGGCTCCACACGGCCCTTGGGGCTGATGTCCGCGCCGATGATGCCGCCGACGCCGCCCTTGAGGTCATTCGTCGGGGAGCAGCGTGTCGGCTCTGCACATCTGAGGTAGACCTTGACGCCGTGCTCCTGTCCGGAGACAGGCACAAGCTCGGAGGCCAACTCCTCATAGAGGGTGTTCTCGCTGAAGCAATAGAAGCCAGTGGAGGCCGTAAAGGTGCCGAGCCTCGGGAACGTGATCTCGCCGGGCTCCACACGGCCCTCGGGGCCGATAGCTGCGGCGAGGATGCTCCCGACGCCGCCCTTGACGTCGTTCGTCGGGGAGCAGCGCGTGGTCTCTGCACATCTGAGATAAACCTTGCCTCCTTTCTCAGGCGTTGGGGCGACGCCGGGCGAGGTCGATGTAGACCTCGCGGATGTAGCCCCGGGAGAGATAGCGGATTTTCGTCCGCATGGTCTCGTCCTCGATGAAGGTGTCCTCGTGCCCGTCCATGAGGATGATCTCCGCCGCGCTGATCTCTTTTGCGTCGATCATGCGCTGCAAGGGCTCGAACAGGAATTTACAGCGGGTCTCAAGCTCGCCCTGGATGTCCTCCAGGTCGATATCGTCATTCATAAGGTCGAGGCCCTTTTTGCGGGTCTCCCGGACGATCTTGTTGAGAACGCGGACGTCCTCGGCGTAGCGGTAGTCGCTGCCGTCCGGGGAGAGCACCTTCGCATGGTAGACGAAAAAGTCATCTTTACCGTCGTACTCCCGGAAGGTGAGGTATCCCGCGAGGTCCAACAGCTCAATGATGCTGTCATCCATACCCTCGGGGAGCAGCTCCTCGAGCTTGGTCTTGCGGATGTTGAAGCCCGCCTCCTCCCGCGTCTTGCCGATGGAGGTTTGAACGCTCGACTTCGCATAAAGGCCAGAGGCGAGGCCCGCGAGGTTGACGATCTGCGTCGAGCCGTCCAATCTGACGAGACGGCCCCAGGCTGCGACGACCTGGATGTTGTAATTCCTCACCTTTTTCGCCTTTGCCTCCATCTCGAGGGCCCAGTCTGTGAGGTCGTCCTCTCTGGCTCCGGCTCCGATGCCGGGGGCTCCGCCCACGCTGGGCGTGGGGAACGCGGCCTCCATGACAAAGAACATCGGCTTGTGGTAGGTCTCAAAAAGCTGGACTTGAGCCTCGCCGACCGCCTGCCAGAGGGCGAGATCGCTCTCGCCGACGATGTGAACGAACTCATATTCCTCCGCGAAGCTCTGGAGCTTGGTGATCGCCTTGAGCACATCCCCGTTCGTCATGGTCGGGGCGGTTGTGGTAAAGGAGTAGGTATCGTTCACGAGGAACGAGCTTGCCCTCTGGTCCTCGTCCGCCGACTCCTCAAACAGGAGCTTGAGGCCGGTCCCCTCGAGCTCATACTCGCCCGTTACGGGGACGGTGATCTCATCGGTAAAGTTGCTCCCGCCGTCAATGGAGGCGGTAAAGGCTGCGGTATTAAGCCCGCCCTGAGCGGTGATCTTCACGACGACAGAGAAAGCGTTCGTCGGGGAGCCGTCGACCGTGACGCCGCCGCTGCCGTCGCCGGTCTTAGAAACAATTCCCAAACTGCCCGCCGTGGTGGCGGAGACCGGGAGGCAATAGATACGGTTCGCGCCGAACTGGACGGAGTCCATGACGGCGTCGGCCAGAGGGGACAGACCGAGGCGGCTCTTGATCTGCGCGGCGTCCATCGCCCCCGTCACAATGATCGGGGTGTCGGAGACGACGGGGGAGACGCCGATCTTGAGGTGGCGTCCGTCGCCCGTAGCGGTAGCGAAGCCGAGGTTCTTGTCCGTGATATGGTGCTTGACGTCTCGGAGCATTACTTCCTCGCCTCCTTCTTAGCAGCTCCGCCCATAGGGGCCGAGTTGAACGCCTGGATAGCTGCGAGGAACTCAGCCTCAGTGACAGCTTTCCCGGGCTTCCAGCTCTGGGCGGAGCAGACGCCCGCATAGAGCGCCGGGCCGATGCGGTGCTTTGCGCGGAGCTGCCCGATCTCGACATACTCGTCGGGGGCCGGGGTCTGCTGCTCCGCTGCGGTCGGGGCTGCGGCCCCGGTAGTGGTCTTTTTACTTGCCATGTATAGGCTCCTTTCCGTTTACTCTTTCGATAGCCTCGATCTCCACGTGAGTGAGCGGGCCGAAGTCGGTGTCTCTGTATAGGCCGCCCTGGAATGTGACCGCGACCTGAACGGCGACTTGCGCTTTGAGTATTGAGTCCTCTTTGTCGACCCAATCCGCGCCGTCGACCTCGATCGGGACAAAATTTCCGTCGACCCATATTCCCAGCTCGAGCTTTTCGAGGAACGCCTCGTAGATAGCCTCGACGGCGTCGTCGGTGTAGTCGCCGATCGTCACGGTGAACGTGATCGGGCGGTCGAAGATCTTCCGTCTTTTCTTCTTAGCTCCCTCTTGGTCTCTGTAAAGTTTTTTGGAGCCGTTTCGGGAAGGCTTTTCCGACTCGAAGATGACCGCGCTCACGTGGCTCTCGAGGCTTTTCACAAGGGCCTTTTGCGTAGTGTAGGGCTTGGACTTTACCCCCGCCTCCTTGAGCTTGTCGATGAGGTGTTTTTTACATTCGGAGTAAAGTCCCATTTTTAGCCGCTCCTTTCGATGAACTCCTCGACGGTCGCCTTGATCTCCTCCATGTCCTCACTCGAGAGGCCGAGGTATGGGCGGGCCGGGATGGAGACCTTGACCTGCTGCTTTGTTATCCAGCGCCCGCCCACCTGGAAGCGGAGCCCTCTCCGGCTCTTTGCCCGGATGGTACGGTTGGAGACTCCGAACTGATGCGTCCCGGCGTGCTTGACGTTGGTTCCGATCGCGAAGCCTTTCTCATCCGAGTGAGCCTTTATCGAGTTGCGGAGCTGCGAGGTGTCGATGAGCGTCCGCCCGCTCGTGGCTGCGGCCCGGATGGAGGTCTTCCATCTCCTGCCGTCCGGGCCTTGGCTTTGCCTGAAGCGCTCGAGAGTAGACTCCCGGGCGCTCTGGGCGAGTGCTGCGTTGAGGCCGCGCCGGTCGACCTCCGAGTAGGACCTCATTCGGCGGAGCAGCGCGGAGACGTCGCCGTCAAGGCGGATACTCGTTCGAGCCATGATCTCACATCCCCGTCATGCTGCCCCGTCTGAAAAGCCGGGGGTTTGACTTGCTGGAGAAGCCGGTCGCGGCTGCGGAGGCCGGGTCGCTGCCGTCCTCCCCGGTGCCGATGTTGACCTTGCCCTCTGCGACAAGGGTAAAGAACTTGATCGCTGCGTTGTAGCGGTTGAGATAGTTTTTTTGGTCGCTGTCCTCGTCGATGCCGATTCGGGAAAAGAGGTTATATACCGCGATGTCCTTAGAGAACTTGTTCAGCACTCTCGGAACTGGCTCAAAGGGCACTCTGTACCGTTTGGCAAGATAGCCGTCGATCTCGGCGTCCGCGTCTGCGATCGCCGCGTCGATGATCGGCCCGATCTTTGCCTCACGCTCGGCCTCGTCCTCCTCATAGGTGTCCCCTATGATGACGTTGAGGGCGTCGTCCTTGAGCATCTCACGGACCTCGTCTCTTGTGCTGTAGCTCATCGGTCGAGGCTCAGGCGGTGGCGCTGCCGTCGCTGCCGAAGGCCATTTGCCAGAAAGCGAAGCCCACGTTGCCCCGGGAGTCCGCGCCATAAAGGAACTTCTTCTTCATAAAGACGTTCTCGTCGGTCTCGGCGGTCTTGCTCACGAATTTCGCTTTCTTGCGCTCCTGGTAGATGAGCGGCTTGACCGGGCGATGAGTGGACATAAGGAACCACGCCTTGTCTTTCCCGGCGAGCTGCGGGACGACGAGGGGCTTCGCGGTGCCCTGCATCGTGTTCCTGGTCCCGCCGATGTAGTCGGCCACGAGGATTTCTCGAGCTTTCGCCTCCAGGGCGGGCGAAACGACGAGGAGGTCGGGGACGATGTTGAGCGCCCGGCCCTTGCTGTTGGTCAGGCTCATCATGGACACGCGGGCCGCGATGTACGACTCGAGAGAGAGCTGAGCGGTGCCCTTGTTGGAGAAGGTCTTCTTGCCGACCACGTGGCCGTCAGAGAAGAAGGGCTTGCCGTCGTAGCATTTCTCGACGAAGCCGGAGGCCAGCAGCGCAAAGACGAGCTCGTCGGGGTGCATAGCTGCGGACTGAGCGAGCATCTCGATCGAGGGGTTATAAATGCCGATCTTGTCGTCCTCGATCGCGTTCCGGTCGACGCCGATCGTGAGCTCGAAGTCCTTGTTCTTGATGGTGTAGTCAGAGGCGGTGAGGTTCTGGATTTCACGATCGCCGACCCACTCTCTCATCCCCGGGATGTCGCCGAGCCATGCGTAGGTCTCGGCCTCCGTGGTGGAGGGGGTGACGGTGGCGATCTGCTTGTAGAGGGGGTCGACCTCAGTGAGCGCCTTGTTGAACAGGGTATTAAAGGCGACATAGATTCCCCTCAATGTCTGCGGATTGACAATCATGTTGTAGCTCCTCCTTTACTGTTTAGGCCCCGGCTGCTGCCGCTGCGGGCCCGGTGTAGCCGAAGCCCATCTCCACGGCGACGCCCTCGTCGTCGACCCGGACAACGAGACCGGCGATCGACGCGCCCGCCGCCGACTTGGTGACGGTGTGGTCGTCCTCGATGTAGCACGGGCCCAGGATGTCAGCAGCAGCGAGCTTGTTCGACGCGGTGCTGCTGTTGTCAAAGATGAACACGCCCCGGGTGATGCGGACGGTGGCCTCGCCGTCTGCGCCGGTGTTCTCGACGGTCTCCTCGGCCCGGCCCGCCGCTTTCAGGCCCGCCGCTTTCTTGCCGGGAATAGCGAAGCCGTCCTCGTTGATCGCGACGATGGAGCCCTGAAAGATGGTAGTCGAGCCCTTGACGGGGAGCACGAGCGAAGTCGCGCCGCCCGCGATCTCATTTGTGTCTCTGGGTGCTGTCAGCTTTGCCATGATCTTACTCCTCCTTCATGCCGTACTTTTTGACGTCCTCAACACTGACGCCGAGCTGCTTACAGACGAGCATCGTCGCCTCGTCGGGCTCCGTGCTCTTGAGTGCCAGCGACTCGCCGCCGCCGATCTCGCCCATAGGGACGACCTGGGGAGCCTTATCGACGAACGCCTTGAAGTCATCCAGGTCCTTGAGCGCGTAGCCCTTGGCCCACTCTTTCTGTGCCGGGGTGATCTTGCCGTCCTTGAGCGCCATCCTCACGGCCTCGTCGGCGTAGTAGTTGGCGATCGTCTGCTCCAGGGCCCGGACCTTTTTGTTGAGGTCCACATCGCCGATGATGCCGCCCTTGAGCGCCATGATCGCCGCCGCGACGTCGGCGGTCTTGGCTCCGGCCTCGAGGCCCAACAGCTCACAGACCTCCTTGTTTGCGACGATCTTGTCGTCCTCGACGGGCGGCTGCTTTCCCGTCTCGGCCTTTTCCTTGAGGCTCTTGTTCTCCTGGACGCAAGCCTTCAGGGCCTCGACGACCTGCTGCTCCGTGGCTCCCTCGCCCAGGCCCAGCAGCTCCGCGAGCATTTTCACGAGCTCCATAGTGTTTTTTCCTCCTTTGAAATTGAGAGAGTTGACGATCGCCTCCATGTGTTCGATCGCCGGGGTGTTGGTGAGTGCGATAGAGTGCATCCCCATCGCCTTGTTGTCCGACTTCCGGACGTTGATGACCGGGGAGAGGTAGCGGTACTCTTTGTTCTCGAGATACTGCCGGGCCTTGTCAGTCCACTCGACCCGCGCCTTGATCTTCCCGTCGTCGAGGATGAGCTCCTTGACCCATCCAGCAGCGGGCGCTTGCTCCCCGCTGAGGGTCTGATGCTCATAGTCAACGACGAGGTCGACGCCGCGCTGGGCGGTCTGGGCCTTCATAGCCTCAAAGCTCTCCTCGTCGACTTCGAACTCCCCTTTTGAGCTGACGACGTGGCCGAGCGGGAGGATGGAGATGAGCTCCGGGGCCCCGCTGACATCCACTCCGCCGCCCTTGAGGGTGAGAAAATCGTCCATTTTCGTGTCTCCTCCTTTGCCTCTTGCTATTTTGCCTCTGTAACGCCGTGCAGAGGCGTGATAACGGCCTACAGAGGCCGGGCCTGTGAAACAGGGCCCCCGGCTTTCGCGGCCCTCCTGGGCCGTTTCTGGCCTTAATTTGAGGGGTTGCTCTTTTCGCGGTCCTGGTACGCCTTGACGAGGACGATCGGATAGTCTTTCATGTCAGGCGAGAACTTGATTTTTGCCGGGTTGGTGCCAAAGTGAGGGTCGGGAGCGATCGCCGGGAACTTGTCCTCGACCGTGAGCCCCCGGGCCTCGACTTGCCGCTTTGAGAGCGTCCTCACGGTACAGCGACATCGGAAGCCGTTCGGAGGGAACCAGACATCCCAAATTTTGTGATCGGCGGGGAATACTTTCCCATCCATCGCGAGATGACTCGGGCGCGTGTGTGAGTCCTGGACGGCGTCATATTGCCAGAATGGGCGGAGCTGCATGACGGCGGGGTCGGTCATCTGCTCATAGTGCCCCGAGTTGTAGGCCGTCTGTATGTTGGTTCTGAAGATGTTGTCGGCTTGCAGGGGATCGAGGCCCTCATAGCCCTCGCTCTCCAGGAACTCGTTCATGTTGCGGCGGAACTCCGAGAACGGGCGTCCCTCCTCCAGGGCCGCGAGTATCTCATCATAGAAACGCTTGAGTATCTGCGCCTTTGTGTAGCCTGAGACGGTAAAGGCGAGGCCCCGGTATTTCTCGGCGATGCTGTAGAACGCGGCTGAGTCGATCGGGACGCGGCCTCGGAAATACTCGACGGCCTCCTCAAAGGTCATATCTCCCCGGGAGAACGCGCTCTCAATCCCGTCCATACTCGAGCGCCCTCCCCTCCAGGTCGGCGTAGACCATGACCTTTTGAAGCAGCTCCTCGACGTCGGTGACGTCCATCTCCTTAAAGACCTCCGCTACGGTGTCGGCGTCGTTCATCATGTCGCGGAGCTGCTCCAGGCTCCCGGCTTTCTCAACTAATTTGAGAACGGGGCCGAACGCTTTCCGGAATGTGCCCGCGCTTTTCTTGACGGCGATGTCTGCAAGATGGTCGATGCGTTCCTGCGCTCCATAGTCCGGCTCGGCCCGGGCCTTGAGGCTGATCGCGGCCTGAGTGGGCGATTCTTTGAAAGACAGCCCGTCAAGCCCTGCGGTCGGCTGCGGTGGCGCGGCGATCTCCTCGCCGCCCTCCGGCTTCGGGATGCTGAACTTTTTGTAGAGATAGGAGGTCGGGACTTTCAGGCCGACATCTTTAACGAGTGTGCTGATAATGTTTGGAAAACTTGGAGCACACGGTCGAGAACAGTCGCTCGATCGGCTTGTCCCACGGCTGATATGGGAGGGAGCGCCCGACCTCCTCGATGCCGATGCTCTGGTAAAAGCCCACGGTCTCGGCGTCGAACTCGAAGTCGATCTTGCGCTTCTTGCGGCTCTGGCCGGTCATGGTCTGCGCGGTGTAGTCCTTGCCGTTGTCCACGTGGAGGATGTGGGGGACGCCTCCGGGGTGGGTATAAATCATCTTGACGAGGCTCTCCTTGAGCGTCTGGCTGTTGGCGTCGACACACATGACGTCTCCTACGATCGCCCGGGTCTTCATGTCCATCCAGGCGACGAGCTTCGGGCGGACGGCCTTGATCTTGCCGTTGGGGGCCGTCCATTGGACCCACACGTCGAAGGTGTGCTCGTCGCCGATGACGTACTCCATGACCTTGAGGCTCGTCGCGTCCCGGCGTCCCTTGAGCATCTTCTTGTTCTTCCACTCCCGGGAGCCGTTGGCCGCGAGGTAGCGGGCCGACTCGGCTCCCCGGCTGTCCATGAGGTGCCGGACGTAGCGGCCCACGGTCTTGATGCTCGGATACTCCGGCCAGCTCCGGCCCTCGGCGATCTCCTCGAACTTTTCGTAGAGCATCTCGACCGTGCCCAGGTTAGCAGCGAAGCGACGGTCAAACCAAATGTTCTCAATGACCGCCCGCTGCTCGTCCGTGAGGCTGGGGAAGGTGGCCTTTTCCCGGGGCTTCCTGCATAGGGACAGGGCCCGGAAATAGTCCCGGCTCTGGCCGTCCTCACGCTCCAGCTTGAGCGCCCAGGCGCTCGCCTTGAGGACGTTGTCCACGTAGCGGTAAAGGGTGGGGAGGCTCACGCCCAGGCCCAGGGCGTAGCGCTCGGCGTATGCTGTGCGGTCGGGGCCGGTGTAGTCGATGAAGTCCTGGACTCGGGCTGCGAGCTCGACGGCCTCGTAGTATGCCCGTTTATTGTTCTCGATGTAGTAGTTGAGGTCGGCCTCGACATACCAGGGGGCCGCTTCCGTCCGCTTGTCTATGATGACATCCCTCCCGTCCACTTTCTGCGCGGCTTTCCACGCCTTGCGCCCTTTTGGGGAGAGGGAGGCGACGGAGATCAAAACCTGATCTTTCCCTCCGCCCTCGCGGGGCTGCGTCTTGGTCTTGTACTGCTGGGGGCTGCGCTGGACCCGCTTCTTCATGGTGTCATATACGACGCCCTCAAAGACTGCCGCCTCCTCGAGGCCGACGAACACGTCCGACACTCCGCTCCCTCCTTTCTGCTGTTATGCGGCGATCGCCTTCTCGACCTTGCGGGGGTCGAGGGAGAGGGCCGCGACGATCGCCGGGAGGTATTTCTCCCCCGAGCGGACGCCGTAAAGGATATAGCTCAAATATTGCGGGGACGTCCCGATCGTGTCGGCGAGCTGCGTCCGCGTCATGTCCTGATCTGTTAGGGCCTTGACGACGAGCTTGCCGAACGGGGTGAGCTTTCCGCTGCTTCTCATCGCTGTCCTCCTCCCTGTGATCTGTTTCTAAGAGCTGCTTCCGGGGAGCGCCCCGAGCTCAGGGCTCAGGGCTGCATCCCCTCCTTGAATTGCTGGATAGCGAAATTCTCGAAGTACATCTCCCGGAGCTCTCCGACCCGCTCTCTCAGGGCCGAGCGGAGCGCAAGCGCTGGGGCCGAGTTTGGCTTCACATGGTCCAGCGCCTCGTCGAGCTCCTGCGCCGCTTGGAAGATGTTCCGGTAGATGATGCAATCATTCCCGGGACAGTCCTCGCCCAGGGCCGCGCCCAGGCTGTAGATTTTTCTAACGCTCAAGTCTCCCGAGGGGTTTCCGAGGTTCCTGAAGGTCATCTGCTCCGGCCTGGGCTCCGCCCGGGGCCGCTGCATCCAGACCGGGGCCCAGCGCTCGACCTTGCACTTGTCACAGATAGCGTCAAGCTCCTCCTGTGTCCGTCCCTTCCGGAAGCGACAAACCTCATCGCACACATAGCCGAGGAGGTCCTCGTCGTCGGAGGACGGGCCCCTGCTCCATGCGAAGCTCTCGTGGCCGCAACGGCGACATCTGAGAATCTGGACGGTGCATCCCGTGATGGTCTCTCCCTCCTCGTAGTCGTGGGGGCTCAAGAGCGCCATTCCCTCGGGGCTGGGGAGCGCGGCCTTGACGTGGTGGCCGTCGTCGTCCTGGAACTCGCACAGCTCCCCGAAGTGGTTGAGGTCTGTGACCGCCTCGTCCTCGCCCAGGAGGCCCAGGTCATAGAGGGCGGTCTTGTAGCCGACGAGCTCATGCGCTGCCGTGGTGGGGTCGATGTAGGGGTATCCCTTGCTCTTGATCTGCGTCTTGAGCTTCGCCGTCATGTCGTTGACGAGGAGGGCGGGCTCGACCTCCTCCTCCGTGACCTCCTCGGCGGTCTCCGTGACGACCGTGTAGAACGGGGGGTCGTTGTTGAAGTCCTGCTCGGCCTCCAGGCCCCGGGCCTGTTCCACGGCGACCTCGATCGTGTCGGCGTCGTCGTACTCAAATGCGCCCAGGTCGACGTCAATGTGGCCGGTGTAGAGCTCCGCGTCGATGACGCCGAAGCTGCCGATCTGGGGGTAGCCCTGCTTCTCGCGGTCGTTAAACCGGACGACGAGGTAGCCGTTAATCTTCTTCATTTTTCTCATGTCTGCTGCTCCTTCCTGTTGTTCGTCCTGCCATCGTCAGGCCGGGAGAGGACGCCTCCCGACGACGCCCCGGAGGGCGTTTCGGCTTATTTAGTCTCGGGCTCCATAGCGGCCAGCTCGGCGGCCCGCTGCTCCATCGCCTCGGCCCGGGCCTTCTCGGCGCGGTAGAGGGCGACGGAGTCCTTAAAGAGCACACAAGCCGCGCTTTCGGCGCACATAGCCATCTTGTCGGCGGCTTCGGCCATCCGGGCCCGGCTCGCCTGGGCCTCGGCGGTGAGCATCTCGACGAGGTCGCGCCGGAGCTGCTCGAAGAGCTGCCGCTTCTTGAGGACCTCGATCTGCTCCTGCGCTGCTTTGAGCTGCTCTTGCAGGAGAGCGGCGTCTCGCTTGAGGGCGTTGTAGTCGCTGCCCATCTCCCGGAGCTTGTCCTCGGCGCTCTCGACCCGGGCTTTCATGCTGAAGGCGAAGTCGTTCTCGATGTTGGTCTCCGCGTCCTCAAAGGTGCCCTCGAAAGCGGTCGCAAGGTAGGACTGCGGGCCCAGCTCGGCGACCATAGCCTTGATCTTCTCCAGGGTCTCGCGCTCCTGCTCCTTGGTGGCGATCGCGTCGTCGCGGACGAGCTCGGAGCTGACGATCTCCACGTCTCCGCAACGCTTGAGGAGCACTCTCCGGGCCGCTTTCTCTGTCCGCTCAATGACGTGGTCGACCTCGTCGCTCCCCTCGGGATAGTGATAGGTAAACTTGTATTCGTTCATAGCTGCTGCTCCTTCCTATTGTGGCGGTCAACCGGCCAGCGCCGGGAGGACCTTTGTCTTGTTGGTGTGCTTGTGGAGGATGACGAGCTCGCCGTTTTGCTTCTGTTTGATGACGAGCCAATTCTCCGGGGCGAGCCCCGCTTGCCCGAGCCTGATCTTCTGCTTGCGCGTGGGCTTTTTGCCGTTTCTCATTGGTTGCCTCCTTTTTTGCTTTCTTTTTGGTGTCCGGTGTGGTATTCTGTTTGTGATTTAATTTTTAATCTACTGTAGCCTATTATAGTCTCCGTTCAGAGACTTGTCAATAGGAAAGTCTCTAATTTTCTACTTTTTTTAGGAGGTGCCCCATGTCTTCACTAATTGAGCGAATTGAGCACGTTATTAAAGCGAGAGGGACTAATTTCAAGCGCGTCGAGCGGGAATGTGGCCTCGGAAATGGTACGATTAAACGGTGGGGAGAGCAGAGCCCGCGTCTCGACAAGCTCGCCCTAGTCTCCGAACATCTACAAGTCTCCTTGGACTATCTCGTCTTCGGTCGTAGCTGTTCGGAGATTTCGACGGACGGAGACGCCCTCGATCTCGAAGCGGCGAAACGGGAACAGGGTCTCGTCTGCGACGGGAGCCCGCTCGACGATATGGAGGCCGATCTCATCGCTATGTTCCGGCTGCTGCCGGAGGAGGAGCGGGAGGACGTCTTCGACATCATTCATCTCAAGTACAAGCGCCGGGTTGAGAAAAAGAGGGAGTCTATTTACTGGACATATTTCGACGGGAGCGGCGACGAGGAAAGCGGCCCCGCTGGAGGCCGTGAGGCCCGCGACGGAACCGCTTGATTTTTTGTCTCTGCATGATTAAAAGCTAAATCATTTTCTTGTCCCTTTGCTCCTGGTAGCTCTCGGAGGGTGAAAAGGCCCGAAAGCCCCGGAAAATCAGCAAAGGGACGCGCCTCCTCGCTTTTGAGGAAAATGTCCCTTTGCTTTCGGCTGGTTTTGCCGCCCAGCGCCCCCGCTGCCGTGTGTGGCTGCACAGCCCGATTAACACCTTGCACAGCTCCGGCCCGGCGTGATCGGCGGTGATGGAGAGCCTAAAACAGCCCTTTTAACGGGTCAACTGTTAAATCCTGCACGTTTTAACGCCCCGTTCGCACGGCTCGCCCCCTTGCCTTTTTGGGGCCTGTCTGCTATAATCTGATCGTGGGCCGCGAAGCCCGTCCTCTTGGGTCTGCTGCTGTGACTTCCGGGGCGGGTGGAGCGGCCCTCCTTTGTCCAGAAATGGCCGCTGTTCGCGTTTTTCGGCCTCCTGGGCCTCCGATACGTTCAGCAGCGCCCCGGCGTCCTGGGCCCTCTCAGGGGCTCCCCAGGGCATGAAAAAAGAGCGCCGCTCGCGTCGACGCCCTTGTCTCAAGTTTTCTGAGAGGCCGGTCCCGCTCCTGGGCCCCGTCCCGGTTGAAAATGTACCGTTTCCCGCCGAAATGGCGGGTTTTCTCATATCTTCCCGCCCTGTCCCGGTTTATCCCGGTTTCTCAATTATCCTGTCCCCGTACATTTTTGAACGGTGCAAACTCATTTTCTCCTTCATCGCTGTCTATTCCGTCGGAGACGGCCACCAGCCGGACATCGTGGGCCGGGAAAAATTCTTCCGTCAGGCGGCCTACCTCGATGTAGTTACGACCCAGCCGAGACAAGTCTTTTACAAACACCGCTGAAATATATCCATTTTCAATAGCCTGGACCATTTTCTTAAAACCAGGGCGGTTCAGAGTTGTGCCACTGATTCCGTCGTCTACAAAAGTCAAGGTATCCGTATATCCTTTTTCCTTTGCCGCCTTCTGAAGAATCTTTTTCTGATTGCTGATGGAGTTCGATTCGGTATCCAGATTATCGTCACGGCTCAGGCGGCAGTACAACGCTGCTGTTCTAAACTCGTTGTTCTTGCTTGACTGCTTCAA